ATGAGGCGCGCCGAGATGCTGTTGCTGAAGAGCCTGGCTGAGACACTGATGGCCGACCGGGACAACCGCCACGACGACTTGCAGGCGACCATGCGGCTGGCGCACCTGAGTTCGCCGGAGATGATCCTGTACATGGTCAACCGGGTGCTCGAGCTCGAAGAGAGCATCGAGCGGATCGCCGCGGTTCTCCAGAAACTCTCTGCGGACGAGCCGATGCCCCTAGAGGAAACGCCGCCCGAACCAGCCTTCGAACCGGCCCTGCAGTCCCGCGCCACCGAGACCGCGGAAACCTAGCGGCGGGCAGGCCGCTACACCAGCACCTGGCGAGTGCTGGCGATCAGCGCATGCACCTGTCGCTCCACCTGCTCCGCCACCGGCACTTCGGGCCCCCGCCCCTCCGGGCAGGGCAGGTTCGGCGTGGTGCCGAACAGCCGGCAGATCAGCGGACGTTCCTCATAGGCCTCGCAGCCGTTCGGTCCGAGATGGACGCAGTTCCACTCGGCCAGGGCGGCGTCGTGTTCGGCCTCGCTCTTCACCGGCAGGCGGGCCATCTCTTCCGACGAGGCGGTAACCGGCCCGCAGCAATCGTGGCAGCCGGGCTTGCAGGCGAAGCCCGGTATCTGCAGGCGTAATTGGTCTATCTGGCGACCGATGCAACTCATGGGAAATCTCCTCGGCGGGGGAAGGATTGTACAGCGCGGACCGGAGCATTCCGAAAGTACCGGTAAGGATGCTCACCAGCGAGCCGAATCGACCTGTTCAACCTGCGCTCTCTCCGTTCCCGGCCAGGGAAACAGCCCGGCTCCCTGTCCGCCCGCCCGTCCACGGCTATCTGCCGTCACGCCGCTCCCGAGCGCGGTAGCCCCGAGACCGCACAGGGGCGGAACGACGTGGCATAATCCGGCGATCACCTTTCGGCGACCTATCGGCAGGGCCCGGGAAGACCCGGGCCTCGGGAGAAGCAATGACCTACGTTCTCTACGGCATCAAAGCCTGGGACGCACGATAGAATTTGCTTTTTCCTATATGCATCAAGTAGTTATGTCGAAAAATACCATCAAAAATCACTTCGCTTGAGAACATCCGCAAGCCAACAGAATCAAATGCTTACGGTAGCGTTTTGGAGGAAAAAAAGACCAAATCAGCGCTCTACCTCGGTGCTCTTCCCTTCTGCCGGCTCAGCCGGACGAATGGCAGCATGCCGCAGCAAGTTATCCATGCCAGGCACGAACGTGCTCTCGGAGCAATGGAACGACCAAACCCCCGCCCGATTCGCATCGTTCACTTTCCGATCAAGCTTCAGCGTCCACCCTTTCTTGAGTCTCACCACCAGCACGGTCATGCTCCCATTCAAAATGGGTAGTCTACACGCCGCCCGCGTCCGGCAGCTTATACCTGGCCTTGATCTCCTCGACCTTGGCGATCCAGGCGCTGTAGTCCGGTTCCACGCCGGCCTTGATAGCATCGAACTCGGCCTCGGTCTTGAGCGGGTCACTCTCCAGGCGGTAGGCATTTGCCCGCGCCGCGGTTGCGGCATCGTACTCAGCCTGCCAGCGTTCTTGCGCCTGCTGTTCAGCGGTCTTTACCTGGCTCCAGTCGATCATCGCGGTAACTCCACTGGGCCATCGGCCTCGATCATCAGCGGTTCAGGGAAGCGAGCGGCGGCACTGGCATCGGCGGCAAGCGGGAACCGCAGGATCAGTTGGATGCGGCCGGCGCGTCGCACTACGGAACCAGCGAACCACTCCGATCCAATCGCCTCAGCCGGCAGTTCACCGCCCTCCGGTAGCGGTGTGAAATCGAACGCCTGGCCGCTCACGGTGAGCACATCACCAGCCCTGCTCAGCGACAGGCGCTCGGCGCTTCCGGGCAGCGGATAGTACGGTGACAATGTGATGATCATCAGAACCACCGCCCTATAACCAAGATGTAAAGCCCGTTTGAGCCAAGATCCTCGTTCAGATAGAACGTAGCATCCTGACCTCCGTAATATGCTCCCCTAACTGCACACTGCGACGTCGGCCAATTGTTGCTCGGTATCCAAGTAAACGACCCACCGAACAGACTCCCTCCCACAAACGCAGCAGGCATTTGAACGGTATGGGCGCCAGCAGGATAATTGCTGCCAGAACCCGCGATCTGCCGAATGCATATCTGCGTTCCGTCAGCGAACCGCACGAACTCACCGTTCGCATTACTACCCCGCTGGATCACTGCGCCAGTTGGCACCCCGCTCGACTGCGAAACCGAGCCAAGGATGCTGTCTCGCGAGTACAAAGCCCCAGTTGATCCAAGGGCGCTACGAACTGCAGCGCTCCCCAGACCAAGAGATGTGCGCGCGCCAGCAGCAGTCGGCGCACCTGTCCCGCCAAGGGCAACCGGCACCGTGTCGCCGTCGGCGAACTCGCGGAGACTGCCGTAGCCGTTTCCGTCGTTCTGCAGCTTCGTCGGTCGTACATCAGCCATTGAACAGCACCTGAATGTTGAGTTGAGCGCCAGCGGCGGTGTACGCCGGCAGTTGGCCGTCAGGGCTCATCGTGAGCCGAAGCATGGAGCCGTCGGCGAGATAGCCCGGCACAGCCGCAGGAATGCGGACGTTCATCGGATAGGCCACCACCACACCCGCGCCGTTGGTGACGAACTGGTCGTAGCCGGTGCCGCGTCGGACGAAGTAAATCGCGTTCGGCGCCAAGGGCTCAGGCAACTGCGCGACGACTTTATGGGTCTGGAGGGCGGCCATTTACCAGGCCGTCCCATTCCACTCGGCCGGGATCGGCTGCCCGCCGAATCGAACCAGGCCGCCGTCTTCGCTGAACTTGTCGAGCGTCGACTTGTTCGCGTGCGTGTGCGCCTGGGAAACCGCAGTGTCGATTTGCGCTGGCGTCGACGTCGGGCGCCCGTTGATCGCGTCCCAGTTGAGCTCGACGTCCATCGACTCATACTCGGCCACCTTCAGCCACGCGCTGGTCGCCGGGTTCCATGCGTACAGCGCAGCGCCTGATTCGACTGTCGGGTCGGCGGAAGCGTCTTGAACCAGAACGAATATCGCCGACTCCGGCTCCAGAGCGTCGCGCGCGGCGATATCCGCAACGAACAGGATCGGCGCGCCGGTGCCGGGCAAGCTGGCCAACGCCTCGTTGATCAACGCATTGATCATCGCGCTGTTACCGATCGAGCGCGCCACGCCGGCGCTGTTCGTCAGGTAAGACTCCGAGTAGCTGCCGTTCTCGACGAAGTAGAACGAATCGGGTTCCAGCGTACCCGGCAGGGTCGCCACTTTGAAAAATCGAATCTGGGCCATTTCATCACCAATCAGTCGCGCCCCATTGGGCACCGTCTATGCCATCCCTCCCGGGAGGCCCTTGGTCACCCGCAACAACCACAAGCACATCGGCCGGAGGCGTCACGGTGACTGCGTATTCCTGCATCTCGCTGAGCACAAGCGGCTCGCAATCAACCTCGATCGCCAGCGCCCAGGGCTCGGCGGCGTCATCCATCGCACCCTCCCCCACGGCTCACGGTGATCGGTCCGCTGTAGTAGCGATGGACCGTTCCATCCGGATAGGTCACGTCCACGTCGTAGACCGCCGACGACCATGCCAACGCCGCGGTATCGGAGGCCGATATCTCCCGCGAGATCGTTCCGGCGCCAGCGATCTCAAGGCCGGAGCCGAGCGCCAGCGTCATCAGCACCGTCCCACCTGGCACATCGCGGATCTGCATCCGTACCTCGGCGCCAGCCAGGTCAACGGGTGGCTGGTAGATCAATTGCCCGCCCACAGGCGCCAGCCCAAAGGCTGAAAGCAGGTTGATCTCGACGGTGTTGTCGTCGATAGCGGCGACCCTATGAGGCAACTGCCGGAGGCGCGCGCGGTTCAGCTCGGGCATGCCCTGGACACCATCTATCCAGGCCAGCCACGTGCCGGGCAATCCGTGCCCAGGGATGGTCAGCCGGACGGGAGCAGCCGGCGTGATCTGGGTGATCGGCCGGTAGACCAGGCTCGGTTGCATGATCCGCATCGTGTCGCGGAACGTCGCCCCTTTTTCAATGCGCAGGGGTACACAGGCCGGCGTCATGCGGCTTCTCCTTGAAGTAGTGAGAGGTGCTAAACCCAACTGGTCAGGTACTGGATGCACTCCGGGCCGCGAGTGAGCTCTCCGGTGATCGGGTTGCAACTGGCTCGTACCCAACGGTCTGCCGGCTCCCAGAAAAAGCCGCGCCGGTACTCATGCGCAGGCTTGCTCTTTGTCAGGGTGTCGGTAACCGTTCCAGAGGTCACGCCGCCAAGGTGCACGGCCGGCCCCTGGCGAACGCTGACGGTCGTTGTGGTCTGCCCCTCGGGATAGTCGAACGGATCGCGGATGTGGCAGATGGCTGCGCTGTTGTTGCTCAACGCGGCGAGCCACACCTGATGCTGGTCCTGGTTGGCCAGCATGTTCTCGTCGTTCACAAGCCACTGGTAGGTCACAACGGTGTTGACGATATGCATGCCTGGGGGGAATGTCGTCGTCGGCGGGGTGACCACCGGCCCACCCGTATGGCCTGGGTCGGTATAGGTCGTGACGTCATCCGGCTCCCCCGTACACTTCACCGTCCGAGTGATATGCAGTCCTGTCCCTGGGATGTAGATCGCCTCGAACTGCTCGGTCAGCACGGCGCTGTCGACAATTGATCCGGAGCCGCTCAACAGCGCAACCTCGCTGCTTCGCTCCGTCGCTGTTCGCGTCGTCACGCCGGGCTCGTTGCGGTACTCCTTAACTGCGTAGTGCCGTCGGTTGTAGCGCGCAGTATGGATGTTTCCTTGAGCGTCATACCAGGCGGTCAGCAACCCGGAGGTCTGGTTCCATTCCTCTCGATAGAGCGTAGTTTCGATGGGATCGCCCGGCTGACTGCTCTCGTCGGTCACCTGATGAACCGGATTACCGAGCGCGGCCTGGCGGTTCTCGATCACGTCTATTGTGACCGTCTGACTGTGATCCGCCTCTGGATCTCGGATATCCGGGGCAATGGTCACCTCGACGAGACCATACAACCCCTGAGGGGCTCCAGACGGGGACGAACCGCTGACCACTGACGTGCCGGGCGGGGGCTCAATCTGCTGCATCCCGTCGCCCTGTGTCACCACCACGCCAAGCAGCAACCGATTTCGATAGACCCCCAGCAGCTTCAGGTAGTCCAGCTTGACGCTATCACCAAAGAACCAGTAGTCGACGTTGCTCCCGAGCAGATTTTTTACCGCACACTCCGGCTGTCCCGCGCCCTGCCCAACATCCTCAAGCGTTATCTCCTTCCGAAGGGAGTGGACCGTTCCGCCCTTGGTCCAAAAATCGAGGTAGTAGCTGCCCTGCTCCACATTGAGGTAGATATCCACATACAGCGGGCGGCGCGGCTCCTCGTCGCTAGCCCACCAGAGAGGGAGCCCCCTGTACGGGGCTTCGCCAGTGTAGGACTGCCCCTCGGCCGAGGTCGTCGCGCCGCCGTAGTACAACTGATAGTCGTAGTTGCCTCCGCCTCGGAGGATCGTGCGCCCCCACCACTTCCCGCCCTGCTCCTCAACCTGAGGGTCGTCCTGGTCAGGTAGGCCCATGTCAAACAAATGCGTGTGATTCATCGGCCATGTGCCGTAGTACGCGATCGCTGGGCGCGTCGCCCCGTTCGGCAGGGTGACGTGGCCGACCAGTTCATTGTTCGGCTGCCGGATCTTTCCGTGCCACGGCCAGCCCATGCGAACGACCTCGCCGTCCCAGGGCATCAGTTGGTTCATGCCTTGAACTCCATACGGCCGATATTCTCGCCGCCATCCTGCATCTCGAAGCTGGTGACGCGCTTGAACACAACGACGACCAGGCCATCGGTACTCACGATCTCTTCATCGGCCACCGTGCGCTTCGACTTGTCGGTCTCTGCCAGCGGCCAGGACACACCGCCCCCGCCGATCTGCTTGCCTGCAGGGTTGTAGTCAGCCCTGCCGCGCGCGGCATCCAGGGCGCCGCGAGGATCGATTTTCCGCAGCGACCGCGCCTGGCGCTCCGGCTCGATCAGCCGGTTGAGCGCCGCCGTCAGGCCTTGGTCACCGCGGCGCTCCGCTTCAACCCGTTGGCCGCCGGCGCGGCGGATCGCTTCGTTCCTCGCGCCGAGGCTGCGGCGCTCATCTGATAGAGCCATGCGCTATCTCCTACGCGTTCGGCACATCGCTGAACACAAGCATCGACAGAGTGAGTTCATCAGCATCGAAATAGACGCGCGCCCATACTTCGCCGTTGAGGTCATTCGCATTGATCAAGAATCCATACGACTCCTGAACAGCCCACTGCCTGGTTGTGCCAACGATCGACATCCCTCCGCGCAATTCACCGGACGTAACTCTGATCTGCAGTTGCTGCCCGCTCGGACCCGCGGTCCTGATATTCAGGTCGAACTGTCGGGATGTGCTGGGATCGATTCCAATTGCGGCCGTGCCGAGCTCGGGAATTGCGAACAGACGGGCCTCAACAAATGAGTGTTGAGGCTCGAGAAGGAACTGGCCGTCGGTATTGACATGCAGCACCTCGCTCGGAGCGCTGCCACCGCCACTATCCAGCTTCACCCAATCGGCACCGCTCGCGATGCCCTTCGCAAGGTATAGCGCGCCGTTGTTCGTGTTCACGTAGTGAGCACCGATGCTTGGTGGCGGATCGAGCGGCTCCCCGGCGCCGGACAGGACGTGCGTAACAGTTGCCATCAGTTGTTCTCCATGATCATCAGGTTGTTGCCGGCGGCGTCGACCAGCGTTGCTCCGGCTTCGTCGACCAAGGTGCCTTCAGATGGATCGGACTCCAGCGCCTGGATACGGGCCTGGAGCATCATGAGGTCGCCGGCCGTTACTGCGGCGTAGATCGCCGTTCCCGCCGGCCAGTTGCCGTCGGCGGTGGCTTCCTGGGCGCGCTCGATCGTCACCACCCCACCGGCGCGGGCGGTTGCTTTCACGATCTCATGCTGAGCGCCGGCAGCATCCGCCAGCGTCAACAGCACCCAGTTACCGCCAGAGAGCGGCAGCAGCGCGGCGGCAGCATCCGGCACCGTCAGGCTCAACTCGCCAGGCGAAAGGCCGGCGCTCAGCGTCGTCTTCCAGTTGTTGATCCAGGCTCTCGCCATCGCTACATCTCCAGTACGTCATCAGGTACAGATACCCGGTAGGTGGCCGCGATCTCCGGCGCATGCTCGTCCCGGTAGGTCTCCGGAATGTCGTTTGCGGTCAACGAAAAGCGCCGCGGGAACAAATCGGCGCCAGGATCGCGGTTGCTCCAGTTCCCGGAGAATCCGTCCGCATCATCGTCATAAGGGGGGCTGCCGTTGCGGCCTCCAAGCTGCGTCGAGAGCTGTCCCCCGCCCGACGGTGGGCTGACGGGATCGGACGAGCCAGCAGGAGGAACAAGGGGGTCTGCTGCGCCGCCATCGCCTCGCATCACCGCGATAGAGATCGTGGTCAGGGCGCTTCCGGATGCGAGGTCGAGCCGGTCGACAATGCGTCGACACTTGCCCACCGCGCGCGCGCCCTGATCATCGAGGCGGAGCGTATGCACAAGATCGATCGGCAGGATCATCGACGTCGGCACATCCCAGGTCACGGTCGTCCCACGGTGCGCGGCGATGAGCGTCGTGGCGCCCTGGGCCAACAAGCAGTTCAGCGCGGACAAACGCCGGTTGCCATCCTTCTCGTCGTCGTGGCCGGTGCTGCCGCCGGTGATCGGGTCGCTTTCCCAGCGCTCGGCCCTGTCCGACTCGATCTCGAACGAGGCACGCTGCCGACCGACAATCGGACCGGTCGCCGCAACGCTCGGCTGAACCTCCATGACCAACCGATAGCGCTCTGTAACGGACTGCACCCAGCGCCGGCCAGCAATCCAATTTCCGCCGAGCAGCAATTCGGTGAAGTTGTTGACCCATGCCGCCGGCGGGTTGCAGTAGACCCCAGTGGGTGGCAGCGGATACCAAGTTGCATAGAACAACGTCTGGCCGCTGCTCTCGGTCGCCGAGGTGATCATCTCGACATCCGGTAACTCGGTGTCATCGCCGCGCCAATTACAGAACCCCGCCTCGCCGACCGCGTTCCCCGTGCCGGGGTGCTGCCAACCATACGAGGCGTTCAACTGCCAGAGCCGGCTGAATCGGTAGTCGCACTCGATCTCGATCCTGTTCGTCTGCGAGCTCAGATCACCGACGCTGACCTCGACAGAGTTGTAGACGGTGGACCCGGCGCCGAACTCGAACGCCGGAGGCTGCGAGAACAGACTGGTCACACGCAACTCGCCGGTCGGCGCGCAATCCAGGGCCTCGGCCACGGTCGTCAACCGCTCTTGCGCGTAGTCCCAGCGCGATCGCCCCTCAACAGGCTCGAACACATCGGATGACCACTGACCGCCGACCAGCGCATCGATCTGCGCGATCTCCATCGCTTCGATGCGCTGCTGCAACTGATCGGAGCAGCGCGCAGTCAGCGTCCGCCATACCGCGTCGAACGTCGGGTCCGCGATGCGGCCGGTGAATCTCACCACGTCTGCGGTCACGCCCTCGGCAGTGGAAAGGTAGCGGATCGTGACCGCCCGCCCCACCCACGACGTCGGCGAAACCGGGTCAGTGCCGAGGTACAGCGTGAACGTAGCGGTGCCAGAGGCGCCTTCCTCGCGGTCGACTTCGACAGCCCCAACGAGGCTTGCCGTCCAATCCTCATCGTCGACGAGTAGGCGCAGGCGCCAGGCAAACGCCTGGCCAGGCTTGATCTCGACAGGGCCATCTCCGCCGCCGGCCATGCCGAGTCCGTTCAGCGGGCCGGCGTTCAGCGGCATGCCGTTCAGCAGCATGTCAAACCTCCTGCCAGTTCAGGGTCCATCCGTGCGCGGCGTTCATCGACGTCGACGGCGGGTCCGCGAACACGTTGAAGCGAGGCATGAACTGGACCATGTAGAGCGTCGCTGCCGGGCGTTCTGTAACGGTCACAACCAGGCCTGCACGCACGCATGGCGTCGGCACCCAGCGCCCCTCAACCAACGCCAGCGCCCACGGTTCCTTGTCCGTGCGCGGCGCCTTGGGCAGCGTGAACGCCGGAGAGTCCTGGGCGATGCTGATCGGCTGGATCGCCTGCATCTCCAGTGATGATCGGTAGTCGAGCGCGTCGAGCCCGACCGGCACAAGGCCAGAGCCGGTCAACGTGCCGGAGAGCTTGCCGTCCCAGTGGGTCAACTTCACGCCAGCACCGTCGCTCATCCTGACGACCGTCGCGCCGAACAAGGGCTCCATCGACTGATCCGGCGCGCCGGCCTCTGGCGGGATGGGTACTCCGCCGAGCGTAATAACCGGGTAATCCATGCCGTTCTCCTACGGACGTGCGGTGCGGCCTCGCTTGAGCGCCTGCAGCCGCAGAATGTCGTTTACCGATCGCTGATCCCCGAAGACCGAGACAGTCGAACCGCCGAACGACAGATCGATCCGTCCCAGGTTGGGGAGTTGCCCTGAGCTCGGCGCCGACGTCGCGACCTCGGCGGCGGCCGGCGACAGTCCATCTAGCCCGCGCATCCCGGCCAGGCGGCTGGCAAGCGCCGAGACGCTGTTCGGGAACACCTTCTCCGCACCACCGAACGCAACCAGTTCCGGACCTCGCTCGCCGACCCATGCAATGCCCGGCGCGGCGCTGTTGGTACCGGTCGCGTAGCCGGGGAAGCTGACCGGAGGCGTGGTTCCGCTAACGGCGGACATTTCGCCGGTTGGCACCAATTGAACAGGGATCAGGACAGGCGTTTCAGACAGCGCCTGCAACTGGGCCTTGATCGCCTCGATCTCCTCCGGCGGGAGGTTGAACGAGATCTCGATGCCCTGGAGCGCGGTCGCTGCATCTGACAGCTCCGCGATCCGCGCACGGATGCTGTCGAGCTTCGCGTCTGCCTGCGACTGCTGCAGATCGTTCGCGGCAAGCTCAATGGCCTGGAGCTCCTTAGCGAAGCCGGTGAACCCGTATGTGTTCTCTCCGGCAGCCTGCAGTTGCTGGAGCATTTCGAGCGCCTTCTGCGCCTGCGCCTGTGCCGTCTCGGCGTCGCCCTTGCGCAGCGCCTGGGCTGCGGACTGCTTGAGGGTCTGGGCCGAGGCATAGCTCGGGTCGCCGCCGACGCCGGCTTGTAGCCCGGCAATCGCTTCGCTGTAGCGCTTCTCGATAGCCAGGCGGTCCTTCCGAACTTTCTCAACCGCTGCCAGCGCGCCTTTCTCGGCCGCCTCCTGCTTCTTGAGAGAGTCCTGCACCGACTTCAGCCGGCCGTCACGCACTTGGCGCAGCGCTTCGGAGTACGCACGCTCCGACGAGAGCGCAGCTTGCTGACGTGCATCATCGACCGCCTTGACCTGGGCGGCGGCTTCCTCGGCCGCCTTGCGCGCCTCTGCCGTCATGCCGGTCTGTTCTTCCAGCAACTGCTCGCGGTACTTCTTGAACGCTGCAAGGCGCTCGCTGATCTGCGCGTCGGACATGAACAAGTCGACCAGGCCGAAGCCGTCTTCGGCGGCCTGCAGCTTCTGGATCTCCTTGTTCACCCTGTCCAGCTCAGTGACGTTCCCGGTCACCCGCGCAGCCAGGTAGCCCAGATCCTCTCCGAAGCCGGAGAACAGCGAGCCACCTTGAGCCGCTGCGGCGGCCAGGCGAACCAGGGCGCTGGCCAGCGTGGTCAGGTTGCCCTGGATCGTTGGGTCGGCAAGTACCTCCTTCAACTCCTTCAAGGATTCGATCAGCGGGCCGGTGTCCGCCTGGCCGACGCCGCGACGGATGGTGTCTTCGATCGCCGTCCATTCCTTCGAGACGGAGTCACCGAACGAGGCGAGTTCGCTCTGCAGCTTGGGCAACTGTCCGATCAGCGCGTCGGTGACCACTGCCGCCGTCAGCTTGCCCTCCGCCGCCAGCGCCTTAAGTGCCGAGGTCGGCACACCGATGCCATCAGCCAGAGCCTGCATCAGGCGTGGCGCCTGTTCGGCCACGCTGTTGAACTCGTCCCCGCGCAGCGCGCCAGCACCCAGCGCCTGGCCGAACTGGATCACCCCGTTCTCAGCCTCGACCGCAGAGGCGCCCGACACGCGGAACGACGCCGACACGGCCTCGGTGACCTTGAGGATATCCTGCTGGGTGCGGCCCGCTTCCTTGAGGGGGCGACTGATCCGCCCGTACAGCGTAACCAGCGCCTCTACCGGCTGGCCGGTGTTGTAGGCGATGCGCTGCAACTCCTCGAGGGCGGTGTTGAACTCTTCCTGAGATCCGGTCGCCAGCCGCAGGCGGGCGTTCATTGCCTGGTAGGCGTCGGCGGTGTTCGCTACCGCCTTCACCCCGGCGGCGAGCGCGCTGAACGTGAGATAGCCTGCGAGCAACTTGCCGCTTGCGGCCAACGCCTTATTCGTCACGTTGAGGTCGCGATTCACCTCGTTGAACATCTGCCGGGTGCGGTTTACCCCCTCGACGATCAGTTGCGTGGTCACTCTACCGGCCATGGTCGAACTCCTGCAGGAACTGTTTAAACCCCTTCAGGGGTGCGCGTGCTGCGCGGCGAAGCAGCAGGTGATCGCGCCGGTCCTGCTTGACCTGGGCGCCAACCTGCTCGATGAACACCTCGATCTGTTGAAGCGTCATGCGCGAAACCTCATCGAGACTGAAGCCCGCGCGAACCAGGCTGGTTACTGCTGCTGCCCAACCAGCGTTGCCAGCGTCGTCACTGCCGCTTGCTGGGCGCGGGCGAAAAAAGCGGCGTTGACCCGAATCACCTGCATGACGATCTGCATCGCTACGTCGACAGGCAGGCGATACACGCGCCAGCGGCTGAGGTTCGTGGTCCTGCGCAGGATCTTCCGCAGCTTGGCCGAGCCGGCCTTGCCGAACTGCAGGATGGCGGGAACGGTGCCGTCGCTCAGCACCTTGAGCAGGTCACTGGCGATATCCCCGAACAACTCGAAGTCGGCGAGGCGGACGTGCCGCACGATCACCGGCGCGCCGTTGACGTAGATGGTTTCAGGTTCGGGAAACAGGATTCCAAGGTCAGACATGGGCCACCCAAATGAAAAGGCCCGCCATCAGGGCGGGCCAGGTTGATCTACGGCCATCAAGCCGCATCGGTGTTCTGGACTTCCCAGGTCCAGATCGCAGCCTCGCCGACGTCGTAGATGTTCGGGTCGGCCAGAAGGCGGATCTGCACAGGGATCACACCGAACTCGGCGCCCTGGTTCAGCGGCAGGCCGCCGTTCAGGCTGATCCGCGCGTAGAAGCAGTTGATCCGACGCTTCTCACCGTCGCCAGCTTCGTTGGTCTGCTCGAACATCACCCGGTAGAACTTGCGGCCGGTGGTGAACGGCTTCACCAGGTCGACAGTCGGGTAGGTGTAGCTGACCTCGATCGGCAAACGCTTCAACCCACCATCCGGCGGAGCAGCGGTGGCATTGATCGCGTCGGCCAGCGTGCCGCCCGGCAGAGGACGGATGCCGCCGGGGGTGACGGCGTAGTCAACGCCGCGCACATAGGTCGGCGTGCCGCCGGCTCCGGTGACGCTGCTGACCTCAAGGGGAATGTGCGCCAGGCGGATGATGCGATCGACATAGGCGTCATGCACCTCTTCGGAGACGGTCCCCGATGGCACACGCTCAACAGAGCCGTAGAGGATCACCGCGGCGGCGCGCGGGGAAAAGTTGACGGCCTCGCCGGTGATGTTGATCGCCGTGATGGACGTTACGCCGTCGAGTTCAGGTAGGCCGAGGCGCGTCGGGTCGGGGATGGTGATCTCGGTCGACTCCGGCTCGGCGCTGGTCGTTTGCAGCTTGAACAGCTCCTCGTACACAGACGACGGATACGGTGCGACCGACGTCGGGCCGCGGAACAGTTGGGTGTAGAGCATCGTTTTCTCCTCGGCCTGGCCGATCAGTTGTAGGTTTCGACGTAGATCACGCCGATGGTTGCGGTCAGGGTGTGGAAGTTGCGGCCAGCCTCGGCAAACTGCGCCACCGCCTCGTCGATATCCTCCACAAGCCCAGGGAACTTGCGCTCCGGCTGGTCTTCTCCGAAGCCAAGGGCGCGCAAAATGTCGACGTGGACGTCATCGAGTTCGTGTTCCCCCGCCGACCGCGGAAACACAACCTCGACCTCGAACGTGCGGAGCCTGGTCGCCTGGCGTACCGCCGTTCCGGTTCGTGCGTCGCTCGCGACCCGCACAAGGGCGTAGGGCCTGGGGGCGTTGTCGGGCACTCGATCTGTCGGCCCGTAAACTGCCCGCAGGTCCGTCAGGTAGCCGTTTACCGGGCGAATCTCGCCCAGGCGGGCCCGCAGGTCGCGTGTGACATGGCTCGCTTTCGTTCGCATGATTGGTTTTCCTCAGACGGCCTTTTCGAGCTCGCGGCGGATACGCCGCTCGAACTCTTGGCGCAGAAACGCATTGGTCCAGCGGATGGTCTTCGCCGTAGTCAGCAGCCGGAACCAGTACGCCACCGACGGGCCTTGTGCTTCCTGCAGGGCGCGCCGATAGGTGTAGCTGGTGACATTGGGCGAACGGCCCCGCGCCGTCCTGGCCCGCTGACTGCGGGTAGACAACGGCCGCTGCAGACGCCCCGATGGGTTGACGAAGCCTGCGGCAACTTTCCGACCGTTCGGGCCGACGACATAAATCCTCGCCCGCGTCGAGTTGATAGGCTCGAAGATCCAGCGCCGGTATGCCGTGACGCTGACGCCAGACGACGACGGAATAATCCTCGCGTTCATCCGGCCCGCCCTCGCGCGCTTGATCACGATCCGCCGGTTGGTGAAGGCGCTGGTGAACGCAGGCCGCATCGGCTCGTTGTAGCGCTGCTTCCTCGTCTGCGTCGCCGTGGTATTCAGCGCGCCGCGCATCACTGGATCAACGCGCCGGCCGGCTTCCAGGAGGCGCGCTTGCGCCTGCTCGACGCCGACCAGCCTGATCGGCGCCCTCATTGCACACGCTCCAGCCAGATCCCGCGGACAATACCGTCGTCGGTGCCGTCGGCGTAGTCGACGACGTAGTAGCGCACTCGATCCACCTCAAGCAGATCGCCCACCTGCACCCTCCCCGTCTCGATCAGCGCAACCTCGGCGCGGATCCTGTAGGCCGTCGCCTGGCCGTTCTCGTCCAGCCAGGGCGCATCGTAGTTCAGAAACACCCGGCAGGCGCGCGGCGGCGCCCTATCGGGACGGTATTCGCCCTGCTCGCCGATCAGCTCGGTCGCGGTGATCGCCAGCTCGGCCCGGCGGCCGGTGAAGTCGCGGGCACTGTCGATGTGGAACAGGCGGCCATCGGCGGACAGGTAGCGTCCCTGCTGGATGCGCGCATCCCACCAGGCCCTGATTGCGATCTTCGCCGGACTGCGCAGGCCGGACGGGAACGGCGGCTCCGCGGTCTCCTTGGTCTGGATGCCGCACCAGATCCAGTCGAGCCTGAACGGCAAGAGGTCAGCAGACAGCATCAGAAGGTCGGCGGGCGTGTCGAGGTTTCCGCTGCGCATTCAGACCCCCATCCCGACCCGGTAGGGGTTGAGCAGGTTCCGGGCGGTGGCAATCACCGTGTAGATGGAGCCCACCACCGAGGATTCGCGGTTGGCGTACAGCTCCGCCGCCTGGATGAGGATGGCAGCGCGCACGCTGGCCGGTACCGGAGCCTGGACGATAGGGTCAGCAGCAGGATCAACCGGCCAGGGGATCGGCCGGTTGAGGAACTGTGCCGCCTGGTCGATCGCCGCCGCCAGCTTTTCCTCCAGGTCCTGGTCGTCCTGGGTGTGCCTGATGCGCAGGTGCCGCTTCAGGGCATCCAGGTCCGGAACTGTCGTTGGAACTGGCATGGGATGGCTCCTACTTCTCGGCCCGCTGGTCGGCCTTCACCTGTTTGGCGGCCGCGTTCCGGGCGACCGGTTCGCGCGCCTTGCCTTCTTGGATCAGCGCCTTGCCGTCTTCGGCGGTGGTCTCGAACGGCTCGCCCGGTTGGACCAAGCGGCCACCTCGATAGATGGGCTGGATTGCTCGGAGGTCCATGGGTTACTCCTTCTTGCTGGAGTTGCGACGGCGCTGCTGCGGGGGCTCGCCGGCACCTTCCTCACCAGGCTCAACGGCATAGCCCTTGCCGATCAGTTGCCGGGCGTGCTGGTCGTTGGTATCGAAGGTCGCACCTTCGACCACGGTTCCCACCCCGTCCACCAGGATGGGGCGTAGTGCTTTCAGTTCCATCGTTATGCCTCCAAAGGGCCGCCATGGGAGGCGGCCCGGCTAGTGGTTACGGAGCCGGCGGGGTGAAGGTGCCGTAGATGAACGCCTCGGGGCGCTTCACGGCCAGCGCCAGGCGCTCTTCGCAACGGATCGAGATCATGTTCTTCTCGAAGTCGTCGGCGTTCTCGGTGGAGATCACCACGTTGGCGTCTTCGCGATCGAAGATCTGCGCGCCGGTCTGGAACGCACCAGTCAGGAACTTGCCCTGGAACGCGGCGATTTCAGTGGCAACCACCGGCAGGCCCCACAGCAGCGGGCCGGCCAGGCCCAGCGGGTTGGCGAGGATGTAGCGGCCCAGGGTGTCCTTGGTCAGCTCGATCTTCGCCCAGTCGATGAAGTGCAGAACGTGGCCGGATGCCGGCAGGCGCGCCAGCTGGGCCTGCAGCATCGCCAGGCGCAGGTCATCGATACCGTTCTGCTGCTCGACCGCGAAGGCGGCGCTGAACGCAGAGGCTTGCGGCACGATGCCGTCGAGGTGCGCGCCGGTGCCATCGCCGAACAGGATCTCCTGCTCTTCGACATACTTCAGGCCGAAGCGCATCTCGGTGTCCACGGTCGACTGCAGTTGAGCGAAGTCATCAAGGATCTGCTTGGACGCCTTGAACATGTGCGCGATGGTGGTCACCGGGGTGATCTTGGTGCCGAACGTGATGCTGCTGTACGGCTTCGCGGTGTTCTCCGGCACGACTGCGGCGGCGTTGGTGAAGCCGGTCTGTTGAACCCAGAAGATCGCCGGCGAAGTGGTGCGCCCCGGAGCGATCAGGTCGCGAATGAACAGGCGCTGCTTCGGCATCACGTCGATGCCAGGAAGGCGCTGCGGCTCAACCACGCCGGTGGGGATGTCGGTGCTGATCAGAGCGTTCTGAACGGGAATGCTGACGCGCTTTCCGCCCTCCACGCTCGCGGCGAACTGCTTCAGCGCCTCGCTCTTGATCACGATGCCGCCGACGGTATCGCGGGCGGCGGGCGCGCCATTGCTGGGCGAGCGGGCGAACTCCTGCTCCAACTCGCCGAGCTTGGCCTTCAGCTGCTTCTCGGCCTCGGTCAGGCTGTTGAACTTGGTCGCCAGTTCGTCGACGGCGGCCTTGGTTTCGCTGGACAGGCTGCCGGCCTTCTTGGCTTCGTCCAGGGCGGCCTCGGCTTTCTTGCTGAAGTCGCTGGAGGCCTTCTCCAGCTCAGCGGATACCTGCTTGAGCAGGTCAGCGGTATTTTCGGGCATTTTCTCTCTCCGGTTACTTGGAAGCTGCTGCCGAGAACCGCGCCAGGGCGGCTTGAAGCTCGGCGATGGGGGCGGCCAGATCGGCCGTGGTATCGGCAGCGCAGGGCTTACCGGGGCCGGTAGCGCGAGGCGTACCGGTCTTGAGTTCTTGAATCAGCGAGCGGCGCTCAGAGCGCGGAATGCCCTGCTTCGCCAGGATCTGGTCGAGTCGGCGGGCGGCGATCATCGGTGCCGCCAGCGCGTTGGCGTCGTCCTTGGTGGCGTCTGACTCCGGCAGGCTGTCAGCGAATCCACGCTCAATGGCATCCGATCCGCCCATCCAGGTCTCGACATCCATCAGCGCCTGCATGTCCTCGACCGGGTCGCCGGTGCGCACCGAGTAGATGTCGGCCAGGGTTCCGTCGATCTGCTCCAGGAAGCTGGCCACCTCCTTGAACTCGTTGCGGTCACCCGCGGCGATCGTCCAGGCGTTGTGGATCATCAGGAAGCCGGCGCGGGCGATCTTCACCTCATCGGCCGCCATGGCAATGAACGACGCTGCGGAAGCTGCCAGGCCGAGCACGCGTACGGTGACCTTGCCCTTGTGCTCGCGCAGCAGGTTGTAGATCGCCAGCCCCTCGAAGACATCTCCGCCAGGGCTGTTGATGTTCACCACCACGTCGGCATCCTTCATGGCTCGCAACGCGGCGCTGATGCGCTTGGCCGTGACGCCCTCGCCAGTCCACCAGTCGTACCCGATCGGGTCGAAGATGCTGATGCTGTTCTCTTCCTCCACCGCAGCGCGAATGGCTGGGTTCCAGCGCTCCAGCGCCTTGGGCATCAGGTCGCAGGAAACGTCCGCGCGCGGTCGAGCCGCCGGCGCCGTCGGAAGCGATTTGATAGTCATGGTCTCTCCAGTCGGCTCAGGCGGCCTGGTTCAAGCGAGGAAGTGAAATCAGCGCGTGCGCCATCATCGGACCAGCCGGGTTGCCGGTTTCCAGTGCCTCGACAGCGAGGTCGATAGCCTGGCGCATGGCGGCCTTGTCGCCGCTCTCATTGGCCGCGACCAGGCGAAGCATGTAGGCCGTCGCTGCGGGCGACACACCACCCGCAGTGGCTCCCAACTGCTCCAGCGGAACCAGCGCGGACTGCACGGTGAAGACATCCCCGCCTTCGATTGGTGGCAGGTTTTCCAGGCGACGGACCTCGTTACGGCTCATCCAGCCGTTCTGCAGTGCAGTGTTGTACCAAGCCGCACGGGCGGTGCTGTCGGCGCGCAGCAGCCCCTCAACTGCGAACTCGGCGAAGAACTCATCCGCATCGGCCTCGCCGATCAGACAGCGCGTGATCTCCTGCTCGATGTTCACCAGCAGCGGCCGGAGGCTATTGGTCAGGAAGTGGAGGTTCTGCGCCTCCACAGAGCTGGCCCAGCTGGACTGCTTGTCCATGTGCCCCACCATGAACGGCGGGACGCGGAACCAACGACACATCTCCTCGACGTTGAACGACCGCGACTCCAGCATCTGCGCAGCTTCGGGGTTCATCGTGATCCCCTGGTACTTCAGGCCGGCCTCGGCAACCATGATCTTTCCGGCGTTCTGCGATCCCATGAAGGCGGTCAGGCTGGCCCGAAGATCTTCTCGCTGCTTCGGGGTGAGAGTCGTATCACCGCTGAGAATCCCGGAAGCCTGCATGCCCTGGGCGAACACCTTGGCGGCGGCCTCCTCGGCAGACATCGCCGAACCGAAGATTTCGCGGCCCATGGTCACCGGGAGCATGCCGCAGACGCCATCCAGGCCGAAGCCACGGATGTGCATCAGGTTCTTCTCTGGAATGACGCGCTCCACACCGTTCTCGGTGTAGGTGTACTTCAGGCGACCGCTGTCTTCGCGCTTCACCCGCATGTACTGAGGCAGCAACGGGACAAGCGCAACAACGCGAGTGCCGATCATCTTCTTCTCGACGAAGGCGTTTCCACGCAGGCAGATGCTCGCCACCACCATCAGCATGAAGCGCTGCGGGGTCATCTCGGCATTCGGCGTACGGCAAAGCAGCCTGAACAGCGGATGATCCTTGGCCTGCTCGCGGGAGCCGTCCGGAAGGCGCCGGTAGAGTTTCAGCGGCAGCGTGGACACCGACTCCGAGAGAAGCCGCACGCACGCCCATACCGTCGAGAGCTGCAAGGCCTTATCGACGGTCACGTTCTTTCCGCTCGCCGAGGTTCCGAACCACTCCTGCCAGAACGCGCCGTCGGTCAATCCGATAGGCACTCCGAGCCAATCGAGCAAGGCGGACTTGAACCGCCCGGGTTTCTTTTTGTCGCCCATCAGAGGCCTACCATGATCGGGTTGGAGGTGAAGTCGTCCAGATCGCCTGAGTCTTCGACCTCAGCCTTCGATGCGCCGATCGCCATCAGCAGCGCGGTCATATCGTCGATCTTGTCGGGCGACTTCTTCTTGTCGGGCGCCATGCTCATGTTCCCGTCATAGCGCGGGATCACGTTGGAGGCGCACCAGTTCAGCAGCGGATCGCCACCGTGGGCCAGCTTGCCGCTGATGTAGGCGACCTCCAGGGCCTGCATCGTCGGGTGGTAGGACTTAGTGCCCTGGATGAACTCCAGCATTGGCACCTCCTCCGCCACCAGGCGGTTGACCAGGTCGGATGCGTTCCAGCGGTCGTACGCAATCAACTTCACGCCGAAACGCTCAACAGCCGCGAGAATGTCCCGCTCGATCACTGCATAGTCGGCGACGTCACCCTCGGTCTGCTTCAGCAGACCCATCTCAACCCAGGCTGCGTACGGCACTGTGCCGCGCTCAGTGCGGAACGCCACCGAACTCTCCGGGGCCCATCGCCAGCCGTGGGTGTACAGCATGCCGTCCACGTTCCACACCAGGCGCAAGCACGTCAGGTCGGTGGTGCTGGCCAGGTCGAGGCCGCCCCAGCATGGGTACTGCGCCAGCCATTCAAGATCCACCTCGCCGGAGCACTTGCCCCACTTCGTCAGGTCGACCCAACCGGTCGCCGTCGAGGCCGGCCGGTTGAGCCGCTTGATGCGGAACTCCGCCAGCTTCGAGGGCATCTGCTTAGCCTCGATCGCTTCCTTGCGAATGGCGGAGAGCAGATGCTTGTTGGCATCCATGAGCGGATTGGCCTTTACCCAGACCCGCTCGTCGAACTCGTCGTCCGCCTTGATCTTGAGGGTCTTGTTCTCTTCGTCGACGGCGTAGAAGACCACCAGGAAGTGGTCAGCCGTGGTACCGAAGACGCCCGCCAGCAGCCGCTTCGCGAACTGCCGCATCTCGCCCCACGGCCCCGGGTTGGTGTAACCCTCGGTAGTGGTGTACAGCCACAGCGGGTTGCCGCGGGCGCCGGCCGCCGAGGTCAGGACGTTCAGCAGGTCAGCGCTCTTGTGCGCATGGATCTCGTCGAGACCGACGTGCGACGGGTTCAGACCGTCCTGCGTGCTGGCCTTCGCGTGAATCGGCTTGAAGGTGGCGCCCGTCTCGAAACGAGTGATCGCCTTAGCCCACGTCTCCAGGCCGAAGGCCTCGCGCAGCGCTGGGGTCTTTTCAACCATGCGCTTTGCAACATTGAAGATGATGCTAGCTTGTGGAAACGTCGTCGCCGCGCTGATTACCTGAGCGCCCTCCTCCGGCTCGCAGCATTCGCAGTACAGCAGAATGCTTGAAGACAAGGTGCTCTTGGCGTTCTTCCTGGCCACCGCGAACAGGGCCGATGTGAATCGGCGCGGATAGAACCGGCCGTCGTCGGACCAGCCATCTACCTGAATCCACTCGCGCTTGCGGAACCCGAAGAGCTGCACGACAAAGAAGACGTGCGACGGGTGCATAACGATCGTAGGCGTATCCCACTTCCCCTCGACGTGGGGCAGCTTCTCGATGAAGTCGCATGCATCGTTGGCATGCCACTCATCGAAGAAGAACGGACAAGACTTCTTTTTCGCCCGCTTCAGATCGTCGACAAACCGCTTTGCAGCCTGACGTATCAGTAGACCATGCTTCTTACGACTCTTATCGGCGATTGCTGCTTTGGCATAGTCGAGGGCGATTTTGACGTAATCACGCACCGCGCCTCCCATTCTTCGCAAATGGATTGCCGGCCTGCTTCTCGCCGGCAGACGAAACCTTGCGGCGACTGGCCGGAGTCATTCCGAACTCAGAAAAAAGCGCCTTGAGAGCGGTTTGCTCGGCGGCGGTCGCCTCCATATCGGCACGCGCCTTCTTGCGGAAACACTGCCAGGCGAAGCAAAGCTGCTCTAGCGAGTACAGGTCGACGACCTGCAGAACCTTCGCGGCAACCAACTGAGGTCCGAGCTGGTTCCACATTTCGGCGCCGTCTCGATTCAGGTGCATCGGTGGCTCTGGGAATTCTTGGATCAGATCGAACTCTGGTGCATCCGGCACATCGCGATCCGGGCGATCAGTGCCTGCCAGAACCTTGAGGTCCGGAGGCGTGCTCTTCCGCCCCATAAATCGAGCCTCACATTTTCAAAATAGAATTTTGACGGTGCGAAAATTTGGCTCCCCCCGTCGTTCGGGGCTCAAAAGTTCCAGACTTTCGATACCCCCCTCCCGGTGCTTTTTTGCACCACTTTGGTGCATCAGTCATTCGACCGCTCAGGCGCGCCCGAACCCACCAATCCGACCTTCTCGCCGATCTGGTTATGACAGGTCCAGCACAGGGCGCGCAGGTTGTCCCATGAGAGCGCTAGCTCCGGATGACTCTTGACTGCCTTGATGTGGTCGACCATTCGGCTCTCGACGATCAGCCCTCTACCCTCGCATTCCTCGCAGAGTGGATGGAGCTTGCGGTAGTAGATGCTTAGACGACGCCACCGCTCGGTCTTGTAGAAGGCATCGCTATCGTCACGGCGTGCGTTGTACTTCTTGTGGGCCTGCTTGGCTGATGCTGCGCGGCGCTCGTCAGCAGCCCTCTTGTGCATCGCGCAATAGAAGCTGCCGGTAACAGAAGGCTTGCCGCACCCGACCTCACTGCATATCCGAGCTGGTCGTCTCGGCATGGGTCACTCCTGTCGCTCGATGCAGTCCAGCACCTGTACCGCGCACGCTTTCAACGCAGCCTCAACGGCATCGATTGCCGCGGTTGCGTCCTCACCGTTCGCCAGCGGCGGGCGGCCTGGGAGCCGACATGGCGTGAGCGGGCACTTGGCCTGCTGCGCGGTAGGCGCTGGGGTCAGTGGTTTCGGGGCGGGCGTACATCCTACCAAGGCCAGCAGGGATGCCAGCACGCAGCCAGTCGCGAACAGCCTGGTCATTCTCTTTCAACTCCCGTAACGCCGCAGCGTGGCGCGTACCCTGTATCTCCAAGGCCTGGCCAAGCTGGCGGGTTTGCCGTTCGATCTCGGCGACGCGGCCGATCTGGCGTTGCTGTTCAGCGAGAACGCCGGCCTGCAGGTCGATCAGTTGCTGTCCACGGTCACGCTCCTGCACCGCGACGTCAGCACGCTCCCGCTCTGCAGTTACCTGCAAGCTCAGGCGCTCCATCCGCCACATTATCCCCATCGCAACGAGCGCGACGATCAGCCATGGAACCCACCTCATCACGCACCAGCCAGGGCAGCGCGCGCCCAATCGAGGCGAGCCGCACGGTCGGCTGCGCCGTTGTAGCCGCCGTTGATCTTCAGCGTGATCCGCCCGAATCGGCCTTGATCAGCCAGGTCGTTTAAACCCCGCGACCTCCACCACCACCCCGCGGCGATTGCTGCCCAGGTCCGTTGCTCCAGCAGTTCCGGCTGCGCCACCAGCGGCAGCGCCAGGGCGCGGGCGGCTTCGGCGTAGTTGTCGTGGCCGGTGATCATGATCAGGCCACGACCACGGTATCGATACCCATCGCCCGTATCCGGCGCCCCATTACCCATCCTGTTGGCATAGACGCGGTTCGCGATGCGCTCGGGCTGGCGGGCGTACTGCTTCGCCTCGGCCGGCGTGAACCGCTTCGGCCACGTCTTGAGCAAGCCCTCGGCGGAGTAGTTCAGCTTCTCGACCAGGTGCTTGAGGCTCTGGCTTTCGTGCCCGACTTGAGCCAGGAACATCGCCACGCGCTCGGGCGTGTTGATCTCGAACCGAGCCATGGCGCCGTTGAGGTGCTCCACCCAGGTCGTTGCAGTAGCAGCACCGCAGCCGGTAGCGCGGTCAAGTTGATCGGCGGTGATCTTCATCAGCCCACCTTCCTTTCCGCCCAGCGTGCGCCCAGCTTTTGCACGGTGCTTACCCCGAGGACACCAACGAAGCCGGCGGCGAAGAACTGCCAGGCAGGGCTCCAGCCGAACTCTTTGGCGGTGAGACCGACAACCATGACCAGCATCGCGCCAAGGGCCGCCTCGATCAGCTGCCGAACAATGCTCGGCTCCTTCCCCTCGTACTGGGTACGGAGCCAGGTAAGGATGAAGGCGAGCCCCATCGCCAGCCCTTGCTCGCGCAGCGCGAGCAGTACCGTGGCCCAGAATGACGGGTCCTTCTCTGGCATCTTCATAGTCTCGATATCCCCTCGGCGGGGCGGAAATGAAAAAGCCCAGCGCGAGGGCTGGGCCGGGAATGGGTGCAGGTACGGCCTTTCAAGGGGGCCGCGCGCCCCGCAGCGCAATGCGCCACCTGCAGAAGGGTAGAAACAAAAAGCCCCGCACGATTGCGGGGCCGATTGGAGCGGTGAAACTAGTTTTTGTGGCCCGACTGATACGAGCCTTGAACGCAACCGTTTCGGTCGAACGAAACGGTGGTCTGATCCACATACTTGTCGTTCCAGTACGTGACAGCGCCGGAGCCGGCCGTACTGCCATTCCGGTTAACTTTTCCGTAGATGCTCTCTACATCCTCCCTGGACATGCCAGGAACTACCTTTCCTTGCACCTTAGCCTTGCGTAGGTCGCGATCGGATAGGCCGGTTGAGCAAGTGACACTTGCTGCCGACCCTCCAACAACTGTTACGCCACTACCGACAGATCCAGAAGCGTTTGCGACACCCCTATAGGAGCGCCCTGTCGACGACTTAGGCTTCGCCATCACCGCCGACGCACCAGTTCCGCTTGGACGCTGGTTCGTAGCTGACACCACATCGTCCAAAGACTGATTTTCCGGGCAGTTATGCTGCGTGAACGTGACTTTTCCGTCTGGCCCAACGCACTTGAAGACCGTGGCGGCCTGGGAAGAGCAGGCGACCATTGCTAAAACGAGAACGGGGAAGATCCGTTTCATAGCGACTCTCCGTAGGAACTACCTCACACTTTAGCATCAGGCGGCCACTACCAGAACCTATCCCTAGAAACGAAAAAGCCCAGCTCGAAGGCTGGGCTCTTTGTTGCTCGATCCTCAAAACGCGCAAGATCGGCAGGATGGGATAAATACTGATGGAGTGATGACAGCAAGTCAAGCCCTATGCCGCATCCTTGGCCAGCAATCCCTCCGCGTTGAGGATCTGCTCCGCCGCCACCAGCGCCTCGTCGACCATTTCGTCGAGAACACGATGAATCTTCCTGCGCCACTCACGCCGAGTCGATTCGGGCTTTCCATCGAGATCCCATGTGTTCATGTCGTAGAACTCATCCGGCAGGACGATCATTCCAGACGATCGAGCCATAAGGCGCTTCCGCTTCACTCGCTCGGCCTCCAGCGCGGCGCGCACGGCCCTGGCCTGCTTTTCTGGTGATCCGTCCACTGGGATTTCGACAGAGACGGTTTTCCGCAGCGCCGGCTGGACACCCTTCAGTTTCGGAATCGCCCAAGTCGTTATAGCCTTGTAGAGGAAAAGAGCAGGAGCCGGCGTTGCGACCACCGACCGCAGAAGAGAGATCGCCTGGACTTTCTTAGCCTGGTGAGTGCTGTACTTCGCCACCAGCGCCGCCCAGTGGCGCGGAATGAGTTGGTCATGCAAGCGAGCATGTACCCAGCAATCGATTTGCTGCCTGAGATCAGCGGATACCATCACTCCGCCACGACGACCAGGCTCGCCGGCCTGATAAAGTTTTTGCCATGCCTGCTTGCTTGTGTTGTCGATGCAGTCTGCTGCAAGCGCCGAAACGACCGCACTTGAAACGCTTTCGTAAATCATCGTCCTCTCCTCCAGCGCCCGTAGCGCCAATGGCTGGTCAATCCCCTCGAAAGTGAGCGCCGCCAGCGCCCTTCCGGTTGTTCTCTTCTCGCGCCAGCCTGCTCGCCTGGCGTCGCTGCTCTTCAAGCAACCGCTTAACCCACATCCGCAGTTGCACCACCGCATCCCGCTGCTCCAGCGCCAGCCCCGTCGCCCCGTCGACGAAGCCAGCGGCGCCGCACGCGTCGCAATCAATGTCGTAGAACACTCCCCGGCGCTGACCGTGGCCATTGCATGCGGGGCACGGAACCAGGTGACGCGGCTTGTTCGTAAGATCCGGACCATGCTTCTTCATGCGGCAGCCCTCTTCGCGTCCCTGGCCTTGGCTCGATACAGGGCCTTGATTGCCTTGATCTCTTCCACAGTCCACTTCCTTGCATCGTGCGGACCCTCCAGGCGCGCTACAGCCGCAGCGCCGATCTTCGCCACAAGGTTGATCCGGTAGTTCACGACGTCTCCCGACTTGTGGTTGTTGCACGGGGCGCATTGCTTGTGGACATTGTCCTCGTCGAACCTCAACTCGGGATGGGATCCAACAGAGCGGTAATGACCGGCGTGATACTGCCCATCATGAAAGCGGCCACAACTAATGCAGGGGCGGTCCCAGTCTCGCCAGCGGATGAACTCGTTGAATGCGGCCTGGGCCTCCCTCAAGTGGTCTGCACGGCTCTTCAACTTCTCTTTCCGAACCGCGATCTCGCGCCGCTCGCGTTGCTGGATCGACTTACGCTCCTTCTCCTGTTTCTGCCGGGCGATGACGATCCCGCACTCAGGGCTGCACCACGTCTGAAACGACTTCACCGGGACGAAGGCGGCGCGGCACGTCGACACTGCGCACTTCTTCGGCCGGGGCTTCCGTGCCGACAACGTCATGCCACCTCCCGCGGATAGGTGATCTGGTGATGGCGCTCGCAAACACCGCACGCCTCCTTCGCAGTCGCAACCGGGGTGCAAATGAATTCACCCTGCACACTGGCCCGGTAGTGGGCCTCACCGGCCACAAGAAGCTTGCAGACCTTGTAGGACGGCTGGGTATCGCTAACCATCAGATAGTCGTTGAGTACGCTCCACTTCATGAGCGACCTCCTCCTTTGAGTTGTTTTCGAAGCTGCTCGAGGGCAGCAATTCCAACGGATTGGGTTCGCGCCTTCTGGTGGGTGACCTCTCCCTCCGGAACCTTCCCGAGCGCCTCCCCGCGCGCCAGCTTCTTGATGATCTGTCGGTACGAGATCTCCAGCGCCGCCAGCCCATCCTTTCTGGCCAGAGCCTGCAGCCGGCTGAATCCAGCGCCAGCGGCCGCCCAATACACTGCAGGGCAACTCCATTTCGCGGCTCCGACCATGGCTGGGTGGGTGTTGGCCAGCGCCTCGCGATATGCGTCATCGAGGGTTGGCAGGCCGAAGACCTCGGGAGCCCAGCACCAGGCGCAAAACTGGCCTGCAGACGGAACAAGCGGTCTGGCCTGCGCGCTCAACGCTCTTACCCCGGCCTGCAGTTGCTCTCGGCGCGTAACCTGTTGCCGGATGATCTCGGCCAGCCACTCCGCCTTTGCAGCCTTCTCGACTTCTTCGTTGGGCCAGGAGCTTCGCCAGCCGGGGCAGATCGCCTTGATCCGAACAAACAACCGGTCAAGTTCGTCTCTCGTCTCGGGATCAACCTCCACCGTCGGCGGAGCCACAACCTGCAGCCCTGCGCCCCGATTCACATGCGCCAGCACAGCACCGACCGATTGCGGTTCGAACTGCCTACGGGTCATAGCTGCACCTGATCAGTCCAATCGGTCGACGGCGCGGAACCGGCTGTTGCCCACTTCGTGCGGTAAGCGCCAGCCTTGGCCAGCAGCAACCCGAACTCATGGCAACTGTCGACCAGGAACTTGTCATCCAGCCCGACGAAGAACGCCGCCACCGCAGGCGCCTCGGCGCCGAGAGCGGCCACCAGTTGCTTCACCTGGGAATTGACCTTGGCGTTTCGCACCGGCTGAACACCCCAGCGCGCCTCGTAGGCAGCCCGGTACGCTGCCCACACACTCCGGCAAGCCTCCTGCAGCGCTTCGCCAGCCGCCGGCCCGGAACGGGTCGGCAAAGGTGACGGTTCTCCTGACGGTTCCCTTGTAGGTTCTATTACGGTTCTGGGTGCAGCATCTGCGGGGGTGGGGTGCATTTCCTGCGGGGGTTGGGGTGCAGCATCTGCGGGGGTGGGTGCATTTCCTGCACGGGTGCATTTGCTGCTGGGGTGCATTTCCTGCGGGGGTGCATATGCTGCGGGGGTCACCGAGTACATGGTCGACCTGCCCTGGCGCTCCTCGACGCTCACAATCCCTACGGAACGCAGCCACTTGATGGCCTGCTGCACAGCGCGCTTCGACAGGCAGCAACGCGTCGCTATGCTGTCCACCGCCGGCCAGCACACCCCTTGGTCGTTCGCCTGGTCTGCCAGCGAGATAAGCACCGCCTTCTGCGCAGGGCTCATTCCCTGGAGAGGCCAGCAGGCCGACATGATGATCGTGCTCACTGGCGCACCTCCGGCGACACATTTTCTTGATTCGTGATTTCGTGTCGCGACACGCTACCGAGGATCACAGCTTGCCCTCCTCGATCTTCCGCGCCAGCACCGACAGCCCCTTGGCAGTGATGCGTACCTGGCTCGCCGCGCGCTCGTCGCCCTGGTCGTCCCGGCCGAGAACCGTCACCTTGTGCATGACCCAGCCGTCTTGGATTCGCGGCTGATAGCCGATCCAGCGAGCTGAGCCGCTCCGGCGGTAGATCCATCGGTTCTGCTGGAGCCAGTCGAAGAGCCGGGAGGGGTTGATCTTGAGGTGCTTCGCAGCGTCGGTGATGCACATCGTTCCTGCTGCACCGCTGAGTCGCTCCAGGGCCTGGACCTTGGGCGCCTGCTCGCTGATGACCAGCCGCAGCGCATGGTTCTGCTCGGCCTGATCGGCGGCGAGCCTGAGTGCCTCTGGCAAGGTTGTTGGGATGCTCGGAACCTGGCTGGACTCCAGTTCGTGGAGTCGCCGAATCACCCGGTACCGGAGGGGAACGCTGTATCCAGAGATGAGGGTCTCGGTCAGGTCTCGGTCGAGGTGGAAATTCTCGGTGTACCCGCGGGAGTCGAGGTCTTCCCGGACATGGCTCAAATCTGAGCCATCCCTCCTCAACGCCTCCAGCATCTCCCGAATGTCCCTCAAGACGTTCTTGTGCTTCTTGCCGGTCAAATCCGCAATCTCGCGACTGCTCATCGTCAGGACCTGGCCTTGTTGGATGACTGCAACTTGTGACATATTCGTCTCCGTTGGATGTTCGGCACCGCCCTCCGGTGCCTCCTCAGAAAGCCCGGTTGCCCCCGGGCTTTTTGCTGTCTGCTCTACTGGATGCCTGAACAGGGGTGTTGACCGCCTAGTTGGCGCTGGCCCCGGCAAATAGACTGGATGCTCAGGACGCGGCCTTATGAGGCTCGTCCTCTTCACGTGCCTGAAGGACCCCCGCGGACGCTTTTTCCAGCACGCATTGGTGCTGGTACGAAAATCCACCCTCCGACTTGCACTGGGAAATCCGCCCAGGACTCACCCCCAAGGCCAAAGCAATGGCGCGCCCCGTTTTGAAATGGGTGAGCGCCTCTTCGTAGGTCATTTGGCTGGCTCCTTGGTTTTTCGCGAGTTTAGAAAAATAAACCTAGACGCGCAAGTTATCTAAACCGCCAGATGTTTAGAATGCTAAACATGGAACTCAAAGACAGAATCAGAGCGAGGCTAAAGGCCCTGCGACTAAGCCAGTCAGAACTGGCGAGCCGCGTGGGTGTGTCGAAAGGAACCGTCACCTTCTGGATGAACGGCACGAACCTCATCAAGGGCGAAAACCTGATGGCTGTCGCTCGGGAGTTGCAGTGCTCGCCCGAATGGCTGATCTCCGGGACAGAGGCAAAGCCCAACAGCAGCCAGGCAGAGGCCGTAATAATTGGCGACCTGTCACCCTGGGACGACTCCACCCCTCTTGATGATGACGAAGTCGAACTGCCGCTCTACAAGGAAGTTGAATTGGCTGCCGGATCAGGTCGAACGACTGTTCAGGAGATGCCTGGACGCAAGCTTAGGTTCTCTTACGCAACCCTTAGAGCGGCGGGCGTTGATCCGACTGCTGCGGTGTGTGCTCGCATCACGGGCAACAGCATGGAACCCCTCATCATGAGCGGAGCGACCATAGGCATCGACAGGGCTACCACCAAGGTCGTGGATGGAGAGGTATATGCCCTGGAGCACGAAGGCATGCTGCGAGTGAAATACCTCTACCGACTTCCCGGTGGAGGTCTTCGCCTGCGAAGCTTCAACCGAGAAGAGCATGCAGACGAGGATTACGGACCAGAGCATGTCCGAGACGACCACATCCGCATCATAGGCTGGGTGTTCTGGTGGTCGACGGTCCGCAATCGCGGGGCTTTCAAGTAGGACTTACCTGCAATCCTTAGGATCGCAATGGAGCTAAAGGTCAGATGCTGACCGGCCGGGCTTGCAGCAATATATCTAGGTCGATATAGTGTACGAACTGATTGTTCACGATGACGCGACTGCGGATCTACGCGGAATTCTGGCAAGCAACAGGCGTAAGGGTCTGAAGCTTGTCGCGCTGATCCAGCAGTTGCAGGATGATCAAGACCTGTTGGATCGCCTGACGCAGAGCGACTACGGGGGCCGTCCCAATGCGCCGCGTCCAAGAAGCGCAACCTTCAACACCGGAATGTGGCGGGCTGCACAAGATCACGGAATGAACCTCTGGCGACTACGCTCGTTTCAGGTGGAAATTCTCGACTTTAGGTTCATCTATGCCTTTTTTGCCCCAGGCACCTACATCGTTTTAGCCATTGTCGAGAAGGCTATGCACGGTGACAGCACAGACGCGAGATTTGACTATGAGCTCAGCCACCCTATCTCCCAGCGCATCCAAAGCGCCTACAGGCGCCTTGAGGATGAGCGTTGCTAAAGATCAAGCAGCAGCAAGCGTGGCCCTTGGTAGCAATGTGCATCCTCTGGTGCGCACCTACTCCGTAACGAATCTTTCGCAGCAACACAACGACTTCGAGGCGCTGATGGTCGAGCTAGAGCGAGACCCAGAAAGCGCCGCAGAATTGGCAGACGCCAGGGCGTGGGTAGCGGACACCTTTTACCCAGGCGAGAGCGACACCCTCAGAACCGTCCGGCTACGCAAAGGACTTTCCCAGATGCAATTGGCTGAGCGATTACAAACCAGCCAGCCGCAAGTGGCAAAGATCGAGTCAGGCAAGGTTGACCCGCAGTACTCGACGCTGGTCAAGCTTGGCGCTGCTCTCGATTTGGATCCCAATGCACTGTTCCGTCTTTTCGAAGCTCAAGCAGCCAGCAAAAGGAATTCAGATCAATGAGCCGCTTTGTCTATGCCACCTACTGTGATGATGTACGTCTTGAAATTAACGGGAAAACAAGCCTCATAGGCGTGTATGCAGACGCTATGTTCGTGCAGGGCTTCCCGACTAACCTAATGAAGCTTTGCGTGGTGGTTAATGCTTTAACCCCTCCTGACAGGCCCTTCAACGGGTTCAAAATCAGCGCCCTCTTCAACAACAAGGCCATTGCTGAGATGGAGGTTCCGCTTGCTCAGCTTCAAGAGGAGGCTTCAAAAAACCCCGCGACGTCGTCAAAGAACGTGCAAGCACAAATGATCTTTGCCCCTCTTGCCATAGACCAGCCCGGCGAGATGAAGATCCTTTTCACCTCTGATGGCGAGACCATCGAGTCCAACGCCCTTCAAATCATGGTCGCACCAGAAGGCGCCCCTATCATCTTCACCTAGGCCACAGACAACTGTCCCGAAAGCCCGCCCAGTGCGGGCTTTTTTGCGTTCGTTCGCCCAGAAAGTTTAGATTTCTAAAATAAATCCTTGACCTTCCATGTTTAGTTTTCTAAATTTCATTCCAACGAGCCAGCAATCCAGCGCTGGCCCAGGCCACCGAGCCGACCGCTCTTTCACAACCCGCGCCATGAACGACTACCCGGCAACGCCGGTTAGGTCAGCCCGAGCTGTCTCCTGGCGGGCGAAAGAAATCCAGGGGAAACAACCAAGCCTGCCTCTACGGCGACCGGCGATCCGACAGGCCCGAAAGCCTGCCAACGCGCAGACCACTGCGACGGCGGACGAAGCGAAATGCTGAACCGAGCGAATGACCCGCATGCAGGTGCGGAGAAACACCGATTTCACTGGCTGGCCCTCCACCGAGGGCCAGACGGGAAGTCAATACGCCCTGGAGGAGCAGAAAATGAATGAAAAATCCTCACGTGCTGTACGCCAAGAACTTCGGATCCTCCGCAAGGAGAAAGACGATCGCGAGGCGCGCATTGAGTACCACGAAACGGTTGGAATGCTGCGCGGCCTGTACTACGGCGGCGAGATCGATTCGATGGAGCTAGTTGCGCTCACGCAACTCGCAGGAAACGCATACATCAACGCTGGGAAACCCTGGTAAGGGGACTGAAATGGCTCAATTCAATGTCGATGCGCACCTGAGCAACGGCAAACGCCTGGACTGGATTGCCCTGCCGGAAGGCAACGAGACACCGGATGACGTGCTGATCGAGGTACGCCAGGCCGCAATGAAAAAATTCGGCGACTTCATCTGGTTCAACCGCTGGGACCACGTTGTTGCCAGCAACGGCTACATCACCGTGCGAATGCATGCGTGATGCAAGGAGTCGACCCGATGACAATCATTCACGAATGCGACCGGTGCAACGCGACCGGTCGCGTGATCGAGACGTCCGACGGATTCCGCTGCGAGGGTTGCTACGAGGAGGCGCAGGAGCAGGTGCGCAGCGAGGCGAGCTGCCCCGAGTGTGGGCGCCTGGGGGTGACAGCTACAGGAATTTGTTACGCCTGCGAGAACACTTGAGAACACTGCCACGGTTCGCCGGGGCATCACCGAACACCAGCCCGGATCAGGGCAAACCTAAAACGGAGAATTGCGATGGCGAGCAAGAAAAAGGCTGCGTCCGAAGAGGTCGTGACCGCTTACAAGGGATTCAAGCAGGACCTGACCTGTCGCAGCTACCAGTTCGAGATCGGCGGCACCTACAAGCACGAGGGCGAAGTAGAGGCATGCGCCTCAGGCTTCCACTCCTGCGAGTACCCCCTTGATGTCTTCGGCTACTACGCCCCAGGCGACAGCCGATTCGCCATCGTGAAGGCTTCGGGACAACTGAGCCGTCACGACGATAACAGCAAGATCGCCAGCGCCACCCTGGTGGTGGAGGCGGAAATCAGCATGCCGACCATGATCTCGAAAGCCATCGACTGGATCATGGCTCGGTTGGACAGCTCGGTTGAGCAGACAGTGGTGGGCGACACCGCCAGCAACACCGGCTACCAGTCGGCAGCCAGCAACACCGGCAACCGCTCGGCAGCCAGCAACACCGGCAACCGCTCGGCAGCCAGCAACACCGGCAACCGCTCGGCAGCCAGCAACACCGGCTACCAGTCGGCAGCCAGCAACACCGGCGACTACTCGGCAGCCAGCAACACCGGCGACTACTCGGCAGCCAGCAACACCGGCTACCAGTCGGCAGCCAGCAACACCGGCAACCGCTCGGCAGCCAGCAACACCGGCAACCGCTCGGCAGCCAGCAACACCGGCAACCGCTCGGCAGCCAGCAACACCGGCTACCAGTCGGCAGCCAGCAACACCGGCGACTACTCGGCAGCCAGCAACACCGGCGACTACTCGGCAGCCAGCAACACCGGCAACCGCTCGGCAGCCAGCAACACCGGCTACCAGTCGGCAGCCAGCAACACCGGCGACTACTCGGCAGCCAGCAACACCGGCGACTACTCGGCAGCCAGCAACACCGGCTACCAGTCGGCAGCCAGCAACACCGGCAACCGCTCGGCAGCCAGCAACACCGGCAACCGCTCGGCAGCCAGCAACACCGGCAACCGCTCGGCAGCCAGCAACACCGGCTACCAGTCGGCAGCCAGCAACACCGGCGACTACTCGGCAGCCAGCAACACCGGCGACTACTCGGCAGCCAGCAACACCGGCAACCGCTCGGCAGCCAGCAACACCGGCTACCAGTCGGCAGCCAGCAACACCGGCGACTACTCGGCAGCCAGCAACACCGGCGACTACTCGGCAGCCAGCAACACCGGCTACCAGTCGGCAGCCAGCAACACCGGCAACCGCTCGGCAGCCAGCAACACCGGCTACCAGTCGGCGGCCGAGGTCAGCGGCCAGGAATCCGTCGCCGCATCCCTGGGTATCGAAGGCCGCGCTCGCGCGTCTGCCGGCAGCGCCATCGTTCTCTGCCATCGCGACGACGAGGGGCACCTCATCCATATCCGCGCCAGCAAGGTCGGGGAGAACGGCGTAAAGCCGGACACCTGGTACCAGTTGAGCGCCGAGGGCGAGTTCGTCGAATTCGACGAGTGAGCCGCCACCGAACAGCGAACGAGTCGAGGGGCTAGCGCAGCCAGACCTGACGCATCCGGGGAAGCGCCCGGCGTTCGCTCCATTTGCCCTGATACGGGAAGAGGAAAACGAAATGCCAAATTGGGTAACCAATAGGGTTAAGGCTCCGCAGCAAGTCATCCAGGCGATGGTCAGCGAAGAAGGCCGCATCGACTTCGGAAAAATCATCAAGTTCGGCGGCGAGTTTCCATGGGACGGTGTTTCGGTCGATGCAGAAACCGCTGCTGAGCGCGTACTGAACCTGCCACTGAATTCGCATCCCTTGGTCGGCAGCCTGCAGAAATCCAGTCGTGACCGCGTTGACGTTTCAAAGCTGAGCGATGAGAGCTTCGAGCAGTTCATCCAGATGCTGCGCAATCACCGCCAGACCGGCTACTTGCACGACATGGACTTTGCCAGATCGGCCTGGGGCACCAAGTGGAATGCCTATGAGTCCAGGGTTGACGGACCTGAGTCCGCAAGCTTTGAAACAGCATGGTCTTTCCCTGAGCCGATCTTCCTCAAGCTGAGCTCGATGTTCCCTGAGGCAACCATCGAACTCAACTACGCAGACGAAGACATCGGCAGTAACTGCGGCACGGTCAGGTTCAAGGGTGGAGAGGCAATTTATCGCGACGAGTCTGCGGGCTGGAACAGCATGTCCGGGGCCGACCGCGAGAGGTGGACCAGCTTTGCCTACGAGGTCAAGGGTTGGGAGCGCGACCAAGAAGACGACTGAACAGCCAGCGCCACGTCAGCCTGACGTTAACTGCCCGATCCACCTGGCTCCCCATCGCCAGGCTGTATCGGAGAGTGGTCTGAATGCGCAGGCTGATGCGCATGCTCATGGAATCGGCACCTGTATGCCTCAGTACTGAGCCGACCAATGCCGGATATCAGCACCGGCCAGACCACTCCCCCATACAGCCACCAAGTATTCACAACAGACGGAGGCCTCTGGCGGCCAAATCGTTCAAGCAGATGATCAAGGACGGCGACCTGAAGCGCGCGGATGCGATGAAGGCTCGCCTCGAAGACCTTCACGAAGAACCCGGTTTCAACCTGCGCGCCGAAGGTGAAGACCTCGAGCAGAGCATCGCGGATCTGGCCGACTACCTGCACCAGGGCGGCATCGTTCCCGCGCTGGAAGTGCGGCCCCGCGAAGAAGGCGGCATGTGGGTTGTCGACGGACACCGCCGCCGGCGCGCTTACCTCAAGCTCGACGCCGAGGGCCGGCTGCCACGTGACCCGAACGGCGAGTTCTGGGTGCCCATCGTTGCGTTCGCCGGGAACGATGCTGAGCGTGTGCTCCGCGTGATCACTTCCCAGGAGGGGCGCAAGCTGTCCCCTCTTGAGCTCGCACACGGCTACAAGCGGCTCATTGCGTTCGGATGGACCGTCGAACAGATCGCCCAAAAGATGGGGAAGACCCGTCAGCACGTCGACCAGGTGTTGGTCGTAGGCAACGCGAATACCGACGTTCAGCAGTTGATCAGTTCCGGCGCAGTCGCGGCGACGACCGCGGCGAAGGTCGTCAGGAAGCACGGCGAGAAGGCCGGCCAGGTGCTCGGCCAGCAGCTCGCGAAGGTGATCGCAGCGGGAGGGACAAAGGTCACCCCCAGAGCGGTAGCCGAGCCGACCGTGCCGCGCGCCATTCTCGATGATCTGCTGAAGGTCACTACCGATATCGTCGATGCCTTCCCTACGGCACTCCGCGCAGGCCTGGCCGAAGGCCCGGAATCGATCACCCTCACCACTCGCTCGGCATGGGTAGAGCGGTTGATGGATCTCGTCGCTCAGGCGAAAGAGTCCCTCCAGGGGTAAGGCATGTTCATCCTTCCATTCCTCATCGGCCTGGTGCTCCACGACCAGCGGCCCGAACCGCTGCGCGCGCTCGATAGCGCCAGCGCCGATCCTGACCTGTGCGCCTCGGCGCCAGCAGGCCGAGAACGATGTACCCGCGGGGCGTCCGGAGTTCGGGCTCCAGGCGTCCCGCCCAAAATGCTTCAAACCATAAGGCGGTTTGTAAGTAGAGGCGGGGCGGTGGGCGCCCCGCTTCACCCCTCTCTCGACTTCATGCGCGAGCACTCCACGCAATGCCGAGTGCTGACCCATGCAGCCAAGGAGCTATTCCCATGCAAGCAATCCAATGCGGCGGATGGATCGGTCACACCGGCCTTGGTCTCGCGCCGCGAGAACTCGAAGCCACGGCCTGGAGCGCCAGCGAACTGACAGCAAAGGAAGTCGCGCGGCGCATGGGTATCGCCCCAGGGACCGTCGAGAAACGTCTCGACGACGCGAAATTCAAGATGGGTGTGCGCAGCGTGCGCGGACTGGTGCTTGAGGCGTTCCGACGCGGGATCATCTCGCCGGCCGTCTTCGTGCTCGCATTCCTCGTCGCCGGCCACCCGCTAATCGATGACGACCATATGAACCGGAATCGCAGGCCGAGCAACGAGCGACGACTCGCCGAAGCCCGCACCGTTCGCCGGATCGAAGAAATCACTATCAACGCGTAGGAGAACCACAATGCTCAAGCATCAGGAACAAACCGAAGTTCTCGCCGGCCTGCTCTCCCAGACCGCCCTCGCCCGCATGGCGTTCGCTCAGCGGATCATGGCTCCTGCGGTGGCGGAACCCTACCAGGTCGTGCCTCAGGGGCGCGGTTTCTTCCACATCGTCGAAACTGCCACCGGCAAGGTGCGCGGATTCCGCCGGAGCCACAACGAGGCATGCGCATACGCAGAGCGCATGAAGCGCCAGCAGGCCGCCAAGTGACCAGGCGTCGAGCAATTCGAACCGGCGGCATCGGTGCAGCCCTGGGCTTCATCGTGCTTGTGTTCGTGCTCCCCGCGGCTGTTCGGCAACAGCCACCCAGGACGCCGCCGTCCGCCGCCGCGCCAGCAGTTCAAGAGGCGAAGCCTCGAACTGCCTCCTACCGCGCCAGCACCCAGAACCAACACACATACATCTTCTGACCGGAGCCGAATGGTGATCAGCAAACGCCAGGCCCTGCTCAGGAAGCCATGGCGAGAGCTGACTACCCGAACGACTGAACTCGGCGTCGAGAAGCTTTGCCCCGGCTGCCTGCAGTGGTGGCCACAAGATGAAGAGTTCTTCTCCTTCATCTCCACCAGATGCCACTTCCACAACGAATGCCGCGCATGCAGGGCAGCCGCCCAAGCCAGGCGGCGCCAATCGAGGATCGCAGCATGAGCCTGCCAATCAATGCGCTGAAGGATGACGAACTGCTGCACTACTCGCAGTTCGATGCCGGGGCGGCCGAAGAGCTGGCAAGACGGCTCGCAACGGGCGACTTGCATATGGTCGATGAACTAAGCGAGCTTGAGGAGTACGCCAGGGAGCTGGAAGAAGAGAAAGAAGAGGCGGACGACGAACTTGCGGTTGAGCAGGCCAAGTGCCGCGAGGCGCTCGCCGTTCTCGAAACCACAGTGCAGTTTAAGCCAGAGACGGTAGACGACGCGCTGCATGCAATCAGGTCAGCGATAAAGATTCTGGAGGGCTGATGGCCAAGACCAACGCCCAGCGCCAGCGGGAGAAGCGCCAGCGCCAGCGAGAGGCAGGCATCCCCGAGCGCAAGCTACCCTCACCGCCCGCAATCGACGCAGCGTTTGAGCGCCTGCAGGCGCTCGGCGATTTCGAGGATTGGAGAGAGGCGTTCTCGACGCTGCTACTCAACGCCTCCGCCTTACCCGATGCCGACCTTCTGCCTCTCCTCTTCGTGTCGCGACACGAATACACGCCAAGCGAAAACGTGTCGCGACAACTACTCGCCGCCGGACTCTCCGTCGCCGACGACGAACAGTAACCCACCACCAGATCACCGACGCTAGCACGCCTGGCGCGGCTCTACTCGTCCTGAGGATTACCACATGCAGCCAGTAATCTACGCAGGTCTGCGCAACCCTGAGCGCGACAAAGCCATAGCTGAGGCACTTCACTGCAAATCAGTTGCAGAGGTAGCCGAAGAGTATCGGCGCGCACCAAGTTCTATCCGCGCGGCCGCCAAGAGAATTGAAGACCTCTCTTTGTTCGAGCTAACCCTTACAGGGGGGGGAAGGACATGCAAATAGGGGCAGTTGCGGCAAAGACATTCAGACGCGCCGCGCTGGCCGCCTATCGCCACTTCCACGGTACGTTTCGCCATCTAGAGCTGGATATTTGGGCAATTACAGATGGAACAAGAAGGATGTCCATAGGCGAACTCAGAGCTATGGACTGTGGCGTTGTTTCTGTAACCAGTGACGACAAGGCGGTGTCATCATGATGCATCGCGTCTACTTGTCCGGCCCCATGACCGGCATTCCCGACTTCAACTACCCCGCGTTCAACGCCGAGGAGAAGCGGATCCGCGCCCTCGGCTATATCGTCGAGAACCCAGCGGTCAACATGATCTACCGCGGATCGCCGTGGGAGACATTCATGCGCGACGGGATCAAGCGGCTGATGGACTGCGACATTCTTGCGCTGCTCCCTGGGTGGGAGCGGTCCCGCGGCGCGAACATCGAGCGCAACCTGGCAATCACACTCGGCATGCACGTCGTCGACGCCGAGGCGCTCCCTGAGCCCGACTTCGTCTGCAAATGCCGCGCAATCCAATTCACCTGCTGCGGCATTCCGAGCGACAACGATCCGTTCGTGTGCCGGCGCCTGGCAGGCATGCCGGCATACCAGTCCCCCGAGGATCAACTGGCAACCGCAAGGAAGGCGCTCGAACGGATCGCCGCCCTCACCGACGTCTCTACCGGCGGTATCGGTATGGAAGTGCTGCAGATAGCCAGAAGCGGGCTTTCCACATTCCGACCAGTCGAGGAAACGCCATGCACACCCTCAACCTGACCGCGCTGTTCCTGGACGGCGAGGATGGCCAGCGCCTGGCCGAGGTCAACGGCCTCCCACGCCTCGGCGCCCTGCTCTCCTCATCTCAACTGCGCCAGCTCGCGCGACAACTGAACGAGATCGCAAACGACGCAGACCAGGACGCAACTGGTTTGCACACCTACGCAGCGCCACCGTACGGAGCCTGCCCGCCATGTCATTCGACGAAAACGCCGCATACCGCCGCATAAACGCCATCTGCTATCCCGCGCCAGCCCGATACATCCACCTCCCAACAGGCATTCACTGGGTCGTCATCGACAGCCTGGGCGATGTCCTGCAACTCGAAAACATCGAGCGCCGGCGCCGACTGATAACCGTTTCTGACCTCGAAACCGAGGCCTGGAGAAAGCTCCCATGACCGAATCAAAGATTTGCACCTGCCCTTCCGGCGACGGCTCCCTCGTCCATCCGTGCCCGGCACATCCTGCGGTAGAGCAGGCAGGTACAAACGTCGGGCATGGGCACGTCTTCCCACGTGCTGACGGAGTGAAGATGCGGTGCGGCGGCCCTGCGCTTTGCTCGGAATGCGCTGCCGACGCTTACCGTGCCCGCGCCGCCCTGGCGCAACCCTCCCCGGCTGGCGAGTACGGCGATGCCTACCAAGGCGCTCGCGAAGACATAGCCATCTGGAAGCGCCGTGCACTGGAAGCTGAGCAGGCACTGCGGCAAGCTCACAACGGCCAAACCTTCATGGGCGAGCCATTGGTCCAGCCATACGAAGCGCCACGCGAGAAGGTCAATGCATTGTTCAAGGTGCTGGGCTTCAGTGGGACGGCGAGCGTCGGTGACATTCTCGACGCGGCCCTGGAGCGGCTTCAAGCGCAACCCTCCCCGGCGCTACCGCCCTTCGCGGAGAAGGTGCTGGCCAAACTGCGACGCTTCTATGACTGCGCCAGCGACTTCGAATCGGGCGGCGTCGATATCGGCCGGCACTGGTTGGACCTGCTGACTCAGCTCGGGCTGCTCAATCGCGTTCAGCGCAGCCCGGCACTATGGGAGATCAGCCAGCAGGGAGAGGATTTACTCGGTATGCCGCAACCCTCCCCAGCGCAGGCAGAGGCGGAGCGGCCGGAGGTGGCAGAAGTCGCGTTCGTCCTGCGCAACATCGGCGCTATGGACGCTGAAGACATCGACGGCGACAACGTTGATCTGCGCTTCGAGGATGCCGAAGGCCGCGATACAGGGTGCGACGTTTCCATCGTCGAGTACGCCGAGAAAGCCGCTGACCTATTCGAACAGCACGACCGCATCGTCGGGGCGCTGCGGGCTAAGGCTGCTCAACTTCGCGAAGCACTCGAATGGCGTGCGGAGAATCAGGCAGGTCAGCGCGAACTACTGCGTTCAGTGACAGCAGAGCGCGACGCCGCCCTGGCCAGGGTAGCGGAGCTGGAGTCCAAGCTGGCCGAACTGGAGAAGCAGGAGCCAATTGGCTGCCGGATGAGCCGCAGCGCGCTTACCGAAGCGCAGATGCGCCGGCTCTACGAGAACAGCACCGATATCGAAAACGAGCGGCTTGGGTTCGCAGCGTTCGCACGTCTGATGCGTCGCGCTGAGGCCGTGCATCAGATCGCCGCCGCGCCCTCCCAGGCTCAGCACAGCGTGCCGGAGGGGTGGATGCTCGTCGAGTGCGGAATCTGGACGCAGGAACAGGTGGACGAGATGCAGAAGACGGTAGCTCGATTCCGCAGTTCAGAATTCGTCGACGACCGCGCGCTGGCGATGGCTGTTGCTGACGCAGGCCAGTGCAAGGCTCCAGAGATATCGCTGGCCGAGCTGCTCGCAGCCGCGCCCGGCAAGGAGGTAGGTCATGAGTGAGGTGAAGAAGATCAGCCCGGTTGGAAATATCTATGGCTGGGAAGAAAGCCAATTCGGGGAGTTCGTCCTTAGCCAGGACTACGACGACCTCGCCGAAGAGGCCCAGGCGCTCAGGGAGGAAGTCGCGGCCCTGAAGCACAGCCAGCAGGTTCTAATTGGGAGCCGTAACGCGCATCGGGACGAGCGTGATGCTGCACTCAAGGAAGTCGCGGACCTGCGAATGGCGAGAGACGATTTCAAACTCGAACGAGACCTCGCTCGAAAAAACTTCTGCGACGAGCAGGCAGCGAATTATCAGTTGCAAGCGCACTTGAAAGCCTGCCTCGGCGAACTATCGGAACTGCGCGCAAGGGTGGTGGTTGTGCCGGAGCGCCTGACGAACGGCGACAGTATCAGCAGGATGTTGCGCGAAATCGGTTGCGACGGTGACGTCAGTTACCACCATGCGCGCGAAATTTGGAACGCCTGCATCGACGAACTGTCGCGCATCAACGGCAAGACGGTCAGCGAGGGGCTTTTGCTGGGTATGGCCGCATTCGCGCAGGAGATCATCAGCGGGGCACTGGAGGGCGGCAGCTTCGATGGGGCAGACATCCAGGAAAGTGCAGAACGCCATGGGTTGATCGCCAAGCAGGTGATGAACGAGCCATGCCGCGGCCCAGAAGAGTACTGCGCATGCGCCTGGTCTACCTCTTTCCCGACTGAATGCTACCGGATAACGGCAGAGCTTCGCGCCCTGCTCAACCAGGACAAGGAGAACGGCAATGGCTGAAGAACTGAAACCCTGTCCGTTCTGCGGATGCTCGATGCGCCTAGTGAGCAACCACGACTGGCACCGGATCTTAGGCGATCACTCGGCCGAGTGCGTGTTCCTCGACAGCGAAACCATGATGGTCCCAGGCATAGAAGATCAGCGTGAAATCGCCATCGCTGACTGGAACACCAGATCCGTCCCCGCAGGCCATGTGGTGGTCAGCGAGGATCTGCTGCGACGCATAGAGCGGGAGTGCCGGCGAGAGTCCGATTGGAACTGCGAAAACGTTCCGGCAGGAACGAACGCAGCCACGACACGCGCGAAGAAGATGCTTGAAATTGCGAACGACCTGCGCGCCCTGCTGAGCGAGCAGGAGGGAGGTAACGATGTCAGCAATCATCAGTGAATGCGGCCGGTATCGGTACCGGCTGGAGCGAGATTGCTGCCCGCCTTTTGAGGGGAGCAAGGTGTACGCATATTTTGGGGTCAACCCCAGCACCGCGGACGCCAGCATCGACGATGCAACGGTACGCAAGTGGCGCGGCTTCACTCTGCGCAACGGAGGTCACCGGTTCATCGTCGGCAATGTGTTCTGCTACCGCGCCACTGACGTGAAAGAGCTTCGCAGGCAGGATGATCCGTTTGGCCCGCTGAGCACGGAACACTTCCGCGCCATCGTCGCAGACGCCGACATTCTGGTTCCATGCTGGGGGAGCCTCTCAAAAATGCCGCGTGATCTGCGGGGCGCACCTCCCCAGCTCCTTCATTGGCTGATCCGATCTGGAAAGCCAGTCATGTGCTTCGGAGTAACAAGCTGTGGACAACCCAAGCACCCCCTCATGCTTGGATACGACACACCCCTGACCGCGTGGCCGTCATAGCCACCCATCGCCAACTGCTGTACGCATATACAGCAATTCGGATAATGGGCTACCCACTACCCGGATTGCATATGCGCACGAAACCCTTCCGCCCGCCGCGCCGGCATGAGATCGCCGGCCTTCGCTACTACCGCACTGCCTCGGCCTACAACTGGCTCGGGATCACGATGGCCCATCCGACCCGCGCAATCCAGTTGCTGCTCGAGCAGTGCGAGCCAGACGTGCTCTCGCCGATGTTCGAGATTGAGATCGACGCGATCCTGCGCCAGGCAGACGAGTACGCGAAAACCGGCCAGGTGCTCGAGCGCGAGCAACTGCGCGAAATGCTCATGCACCTGGTCTCGAAAGCCGCGGGCGACTGATCCGGAGCCCCAATGAAGAAAGCTCTCTCCCGCATGGCGGCAGTAGCCGTCATCGGCGCCAGCCTGGTCGCGCTACACGCAGTGATCGAACTCGCGCCAGCATTCGCAGCCCTGCAATGGGGCTGCTCGTTCTAACCGCACGGTAGCCGAATAGGCTGCCAGTCCCCGAAAACCATTTTCCCGACCAGCGCCAGCAGGGCGGGGAGGTATTGTCCAATGAAACTCGTAACCCTAGAAGAATGGGCGGCTGAGCACTTCAGGACGCCGCCGAGTATCAACACCCTCCGCAGGTGGGCAAGGGATGGCTGTATTATCCCTGCACCCGTAAAGCATGGTCGAAGCTACTACGTGAGCCCGGATGCGGAGTACAGCAGTCAAGAGCCCGCCAAACGCTCCGCACCTGGCGACAGTCTGATATCCCGCATTAAGAGCGCACGCCATGGCACCAAGGCCGCGTAAAGAGGGGTCAAAAGACCTCCCCCCAAACCTGTACAAGAAGACGGACTCTCGGTCAGGCGTAACCTATTACGCCTATCGAGATCCAGTAAGCGGCCGGATGTTCGGCCTGGGCAAGGACAAGGCTCGCGCGATTAGGGAAGCGATCGAAGCAAACCACACGGAAGCGCTTCAGCCGACTATCGCCGACAGGCTCAATTCTGAGCCATCACGTTCGCCGCGGCTATTTGACGACTGGCTCATCGAGTACGAAAAGATCTACGCCGAGCGCGGCCTGGCGGCGGCCAGTGTCCGTAATACTCGGATGCGCCTGAAACGGCTGCGCGCCAGGTTCGGAACGATGGACATCCGGGATATCGGGACCATTGATGTGGCCGGCTACTTCTCGGAGATGGCGAAGGAAGGGAAAGCACAAATGGCCCGAGCCATGCGATCCCTTCTGCGGGATGTTTTCATGGAGTCGATGGCGGCCGGATGGACTGACAAAAACCCGGTGGAGGTGACGAAGGCGGCGCGGGTGAAAATCAAGCGCGAGCGCCTGACTCTGGAGACATGGCGTCTGATCTATGCCGAGGCGAAACAGCCCTGGTTGAAACGAGCCATGGAACTGGCGGTTATTACCGGCCAGAGGCGGGAGGATCTTGCAGCAATGCAGTTCAAGGACGAGCAGGACGGATACCTGCAGGTTGTTCAGTCGAAGACGGGAATGCGCCTTCGTATAAGCACGTCGATTGGTCTGGCTGTCCTTGGTCTCGATCTGGCCTCAGTGATCAAATCATGCCGAGGGAGGGTTCTTTCCCGCTACATGATCCATCATCACCGCACGATCAGTCGTGCCAAGGCTGGGCAGCCGATTATGCTGGACACCATAAGCGCCGCGTTCGCTGATGCGAGGGACAGGGCGGCGAAAAAACATGGACTCGATTTCGGCGCCAGCCCGCCAAGCTTCCATGAGATGCGTTCCCTGGCTGCCAGGCTTCATGAAGAAGAAGGGCGCGATGCGCAACGGCTGCTCGGCCACCGCTCCGCGAAGATGACGGATCTCTACCGGGACAGTCGGGGCGCCGAATGGATCGACGTGGCATAA